AACGAGATAGTTTGTCAATCCAGTAACTGTGATGCCAGGGATTGTTGCAGCGTTCATTTCTACAACTTCTGGATCAGATACTGTGTTGATTGCTCTCTTAACAGAGTTGAAAGCATAATTTGTTGTTTCGTCTCCGGTCAAGAGGCTGTTTGCCAATGGGTCGCGGTGTTGGATGTTGAATCCGTCAAAACCACCCGCCAAAGGCATTGTGAATTTGTCAAAGCCTGCTTCAATAACGCGGCTTGCTGCAGGGCTGAGGCTGCCAGTTGGATTTGCTGGGGTTGGGCCACCAGCAGTGATTGAAAGGCCATCTGCGCGTGCTGTTGCACTGTAGTAAGCGTTTCTTTCCACGATTGTGGTAGCGGAAGATGACACGTAAGCAACGTTATCAAGCGTAAAAGTGTAGCTATCTGCTTTGTTGCTGTCCGAAATCAGTGGAAGCATTCTTGCCAAGTCAGCATACCCAGGGTCAAATACAGATTTGTTTGTTCTCTGACCAGTTGTGATACCGAAGTATGCATCGTTTGGATCTGCAATTCCACCGTCGCTGGAGCTTGCTCTCAAAGGAATGGTAGGTCCGGTGCAGCTGAATGGGTTAGCTGCTCCAACACCGCCTGTAATAAAATTAGTGTCAGGAGCGTGAGGAATTTCGGTTGTAGCGAGGGGGCTTAGGTCTGTGTCTGTTCCCAGTGTTCCTGTAACAGTTGCGTATGTCTTTGGGCCTTTGAAGCCAAAAGGCAACAATGCAGCGTCCAGGGCACCGTTTGCGAGGTCGTCACTTGGGTCCACATAGATGTATGAAGAATTATTGTTGTAATCTCCTGTTTCCGTGAATCTTCTCTCGGAATCTGACCAGGTTACGGCCTTGTCGCCAATCTTAGCGGCGATGTAGTTAGGAGAGTTGCGATTCAAGTTACAGCCAGTGAATGTCTCAAGAACGCGCTTGTTGGTGTCGCTGTCGCGAGCGTCGCGAACTTCAACAGTGAAGGTGCCGTAAGGGTCCACGTCAGGGTTGACTGGAAGTGCGATGTCTCGGATGGAGACCTTCACATTGGAGCTGACCCACTCGCCAGTATCAATTGCTTTTAATTCAAAAAGATTCTCGCGGTTGGAGAAAGAGCCAGTGGGGCCGTTGTCTTGCGACACGACCATGCCAGTTGTTGCTGCTTGAGCACCAGTGCGGCGAGAGTTTGCTCCGTCCAAGGCAACGATGAAAGCCATTGCTTGGCCAGAATCTGCAGCTGCAGTGCCGAGTGTATCAAATACGTTTCTTTCAAAAGACTCACCGAGGAAGTACTCAACAGTTGAGCTGTTTGTGTTTCCGAGAAGAGTTGGGTTGGTGTTGAACACCTTGCGAATAAATTTGTCAGAGCTTGGCTCAAGGTCAAAAGATGCTGTCAAAACAGCGTTGTCGTCTTTATCTGCAACAATTGCCTTGAACTGGAAGTCTCCGCCTTGGCTTTGAACAACCTGGCATGCACCGTCGGAGGCACCGACTGCAGAGCCGTCTTGGTCATCACCTTGAAGGCGAATTGAACCTGAGTTCAAGTACCAAACTGCTGCGAGGGTTCCGTCCATAGCGTCTGCGCCAGCCGATGCTGAGTTTGCAATGAAGAGGCCGAAAGCGCCGCCGTTGGAACCAGCAGAAGTGTTAGGAGTTTGGTCAGTTTCCCATCCGGCTGCGCCGTCAGTTGTTGCTTGGTCGTTTGCTTCGCCAAGAACACGAACGACAGTCAAAGGAGTGCCGTTCTTCAACCATGCACGAGCTGCATAGGAAGCATAAGTAGGAGAGGTGCGGTTGCCGTCTCTCCAGACGTCGCCAGCTTCACCGCCGGGGATTGGGTTTCCAAAAATTTCGGAGAACTCAAGGAAAGAGTTGACAGTCACAGGACGAAGGCCTGGACCACGCTGGGTTCTACCAATAACGACAGGGCCGACTGGGGCACCTTCTCTGGGCAAAAGCGAGCGATCAATCTCGTTTAAGAAAACTCCGGGGGATACGAATCTAAATTTTTTAGCTGACATCTTTTGTTCTCCTCATGGTGGGGCCGGAAAGGCTTCACAACACTATTATATACCATATTAATTAGTATTTAATAGTTTCAAAAGCAAAAAAAGTCTTTTTTATGAATTTTAAGAAGGTTTTTTACAAAAGATCAAAGTCATCTTCGCCCAAGATGGTTCTTTCACGAGGGATTTTTATCTCCACCGCATTCTCTCTGCGGACGACGGTCGGCTTCTCTTGGTTGGGGCCAGAGCCGACGAGATATGCCAAGACTCTTATGCCAACCACAGACTCATACATTCTCTCGTCTTCACCCATGTCCTCAACATTACTGTCTGAAGTGAAGTCCGATTCAATGAATGCTTCATAGACGTGGCCGTCTTTTTCAACTTTAAAATAATTTGCATTCCCAGTTCTTGTCATGAAGGGTTGAATCAGATCATTCATTTGCTGCTGATACTCTGTTCTAATTTTAACAGAATAGTTGGCGATGATTGAAACAGGGAAGGGAATAGAAATTGTTTCATAAACGATTTTATCGTTCTTCCTCGGAAAATTTATTTGTCCAGTTTTACGCTTTGAATCAGCATTTGCAAAGTTTGCAGTCTTGTCCTGCTTGATTTCGCGTGTAATCGTGAAAGAGCCGCCCTTGATGTCTGCAGCTTCTGGGATGTTTGCCCATGCAACGCCCTTGTTGTTTGGATCTTTTTCAAAGCCTGAGCGTTCCAAGGATAGCAGTGGGAGGATCAGTGCTCCCTCTTTGTCTCTCATCTCTTTGCTTCGCTTTGCTTGATAGGCTCTCTCTGCGGACACCCAGATAACTGGAACTTTCTTGAACCCTCTGTTTGTGGTAGTGTGGAGGTCCATGCTTTCGTTCAGCCACTCATACATTGCCATATCAACTGTTTCAATTGTTGAAGGCTCAAAAGTTACCACTGTCTTTCTGTTGTTGTCTTCCGTCATTATTAATCCTCATCTGCATGGAACATACTTGGGTACCAAACTCCACCCTCATTAAAGTAATACTTGTTGGGGTAGATAAAGTCGCCAATTGGTAATGAACCAGTGTTACTTAAGTAAATAGCACGTCCGCTATAAGATCCCGCATCTTGATTGTATGCCGTCAAGATCGCATAGTCCTCTGGGTTGGATGCGTCCAGGGTGATGATACCCTGCATATCTGTTGTCGTTGCCGGGACAACATTCTGCGATGCATCTGGGCTGAAGAATGGTGATGGAAACCAGGTTCCACCCTCGTTAAAGTAAAATTTCGCACCGGCCACGAACGGCTCGGGAGCACTTGCCGAAACACTGGATACATAAATTGTTCTGCCGAGATACTGTTCTGGGTTGGTAGCCATATCATAAAGAAGCTGTCTACTTGCACCATCGCCGTCATCAGCGACCATGAAGATGCCGGTACCAGTCATAACAGAGGAACCACCTCCTCCTCCGACGCCAGAGCCGCCCATTTCAATCCATTGAGAGTTCTGTCTGAACTTGAAGCGGTTCAGCGTGGTGTGATAAACAATTGTTCCGTCTGCATAGTCGAGAGAATCCAGGTCCTCAACACAGGGAATGGTAAGACCTCTTGAGTGGGGGCTATCTAAATTAAATGTATTCGTTATAGGATTAATTTCAATTCTATGTTCCCCGCCAAAAATGATAGAGCCAGTGGAAACGTAGATGTCGCGGATCTGCTTGTCTGCAGAGCCGAGGTCATACAGAGCATCATCGGTGGGGATATAGTGCCCACCAGCAGAGAAACCAGATGCGGTAATTTCGTTTACTGTTATGGAGCCAGTTGTTGTTGCGCCTCTTGCAACGACCGAGGCCAAGGTGTCTGTCTCTTCATAATAAGAAGCTGTTGCTGCATAGGATGCTGTCTCTGCATAGGAAGCGCTCGTTGCATTGGCTGCCAGCGCGGCGAAGAGTGCGAAAGAGGACGAAACCGAGAAAGATGCTGTCTCTGGCAATCCGTCGATGTTTGAAGCGTGAATGTATGATGCTGTCTCTGCCAGGTAAGCAAGGCTTGCAGTGTGTGCAAAGGATGCTGTCTCTGGCAAACCATCAATGTTTGAAACGTGGATATACGATGCTGTCTCCGCCAAGTACGAAAATGAAGCTGTCTCTGCTAAGTATGCGAGGCTTGCAGTGTGAGCAAATGATGCTGTCTCCGCTAAGTGTGAAAACGAAGCTGTCTCAGCGTATGATGCAGTGTGAGCAAGCGATGCAGTATATGCATTCGTAATTGTTCCTGATATTTCTCCAGCTGAGTTAATAATAATTTCATCGTCTGTTGATTCAAGAACAATGTTCTCTCCTGCGACGAGGGTCTTCATATTGAACTGAATTCCTGTTTTATTTTTAAATATTTCTTCCCCGCCGCCTACGTTTGCCATTGTGTTGTCTACGCCGTCTGGAATTACAAGATTCGCGTTGTCGCAGGCGGTCACAGAGTCCAAATCAAAGTCGCCAACAACGCCTGGTACTTCCGAAAGCTTGAATGTGCCCTCTCTGGCACGAATACAGGTGGCAACGACTTCGTATTTCTCGTCAATCTTGCCAAAAAGCAGCCTTGGCTGGCCAACAGTAACAATTTCATACAAAATGGTGCCGTAAAGAACGAAGTCGCCCTCTCGGACGAAAAGATTCTGGTCTTCCGTTAGACGGCGCTTGTGGAACTTGACGTCAATGGCTGATTTCCTGTCAATTCCGTAATTTGTCGTCGTTGTGTCACTGCCTTTCCAGTCAACTGCAGCAAAAACGCGGATTGGAGGCAAAAAAGTCTTATTAATTGACTCTCCGTAGAGATCATGGAAGTTGGAGTGCGGGACGGACACTGGAAAATAGACAATTTGCTGGCCAACGACTCTCTCTAGGATCTCATCGCCAACTTGCTTGACGAGAGCACCCTCTTTGGCACCGGTGAATAGTGGTGGAGGGGGTGTTCCAGGCCTTTCGTAGACCTCACCACAAGGCTGCGTGCCTGCGCCACCTGTGCTGGTCGTATCGCCAGTCAAAACTCGTATTTCTTCAATTGGATCGCAAGCAGGTGCTGTCAAGCGCGGATCATCTTCAGCGTCTTCGTAGCTTTCCGAGGGAAAAGAACCGTCTCTTGCTCGGACGCACTTGGCCACAATCTCAATTTTGGTTTCTGGTTGTCCGAACAGTTGACGTGGCTGACCAAGCGTAACAATTTCATACTTCTGCTCACCGTACTGAATAAAATCACCTTCTCGGACGAAGAGGTTCTGATCTTCTGTGAGCCTTCTCTTGTGAAAGTGCAGGGTAACTGAGGATTTTCTATCAATACCGAAGTTTGTGGTGCTTGTATCTTCACCTTCCCACTCTGCGAGCACGTCAACGTGAACTGGAGGTAGGTATGTCTTGTTGACTGCCTCTCCATACAGGGGGTGATAGTTTGAGTGCTTGAGACTTACCGGATAATACAGCACAGAGATGCCGATTACTCTTTCAATTACCTCGTCGGTAACCTGCTTTACGAGATCTTTTTCTTTCTGCCCCGTAAAAAGTGGTGGCGGTGGTGCCTCCGGCTGTTCCCACTTGTTGTCGTTATCAGACACTTAGGTCCCTCCTATCCCACAAAAATGAGCAAGGGGATCTTTTGTTGAATTCTGTTGGCGTTTTCAACGAGCTCTGCATCACTAGACATCATCTGTCCGTAAGTCATCTCGTCAAGGACGGTCTTAAGCTCTTCTCTGAGCTTTTCTTGTTCGTCTTTTGCCTGAGAAATCAGGTCTGCGCCGTTAAGTGTGACCGATTCGCCTGGAATCGGGATTGTTGCAAATTTACCCCTGGTCAAGCCGAGGGTTTCCTTGCTGATGGCCAAGGCAAAGCGGCGGATCCACTGCTTGCCAATGGCGTTGATGTTTTCATATGGAATGTTGCCCATAGGCAACGTGTTCATGTTGTTGATTCCGTCAATGCCGATGTCTGTTTCAGTATCAGCTTCCCAGTTGTTGCCTGGGATCGTAAATTCAAACCACATCTTCTCAATGTTGTAGTGAGAAGGAGTTGGAAAAACTCTGAGGTTGTTGTTGCGAAGCTCATATGAGCAGTGCGAGGTTCTGGTCCACAGTGCGTCTTCGTATGCCATCGCCTGAAGCTTGTTCTCCCACACTGGGACAATTTGGAAAGTGCTGTCGTCAGCATACTGTCCATACGACGTCAGGTTGCCGATAACGTTCAAACCGCCCTGATACCCGAAGAATCTCCAGATGGTGTTGGGCGTCTTGTAAAAGACCTTCTTAATTAAAACTTTTTTATTTCCAATGGAGCCCGAAAACTCTGCACTGCCAGATAAGATTTCTTGCAAATTATAATCTTGCTGGTTCTCCACAACGTCAAAAGATGCCGAATATACGGTGGAGTTTCCACCGACGTTGGCCTCTTCGGAAATACCGTCAGCCACTCGTCTCGCATAAGCGTAGTCAAACAGAGGATACTTCAGCGCGACGTGTGTTCCGTCAAGAGAAGAGCTCAATTCGCCTGATTTGATGTCCCCTTTGTGGTCAAAAGTGCCTGTCTGAGCACCGAGAACATCAGAGAGGATGATCTTTGACTGGTGGATGGTCAGGAGATACGAGTATTCTAAACATGCCTCTTCGTAAGCCGCGTAAACGCTCGCTTCTTTAATTTCAAGATCTAGAACGTCTCCCCCGAGCTTCCTATACGTGTAGGTAACCTGATCAAGCGCACCAGAGATGAAATCATCACTGGAGTATGCGGATGTTGCAAGCGAAGGCAGAACGTTGCTTGCCGTTCCCGTTACAGGAAGGACAGAGACGCTTGCGTTTTGTTTGGGGGTTAAAATTGGAGCAGCCATGGGCAAATTACCTCGTGATATTATAGTCCGTTAGTAAGTAGTTTATTTTTGAAGTAAAGGAAAAACAAATAAAAAACCCGCCACAAAGGACGGGTTCTTCATATAGTATGTAATGGTTAGAATTAGCCGAGTAAATCTTGGCAGATAACCAAACCGTACATGTCAGGACGCACCATCTTCTTAGCGTAGCGAGTCATCACACCCTTTCTTGGGGTGAAGTCTTCAGGGCCAAAGATGGTAGGAGTGACTTGCAATGGGACGTAAGGAGCATACACAAATCCGCTTTCGAGGAAGTTGCTGCCTTTACGACCAACCAAAATCACGTTACGTGGGAAGTAAGGATCAACCAAGATGTCCCACTTGCCGCTCAATGTACCAACGTTGACTGCGCCAGCAGTGCCTTTGTCATCGTCGTGAGTCACTTTGGCACGGAAGCCAGCGGTGAACTCAAGGATGTTAGCCACTTCAGGGGAACAAACCACGAAGGTTGCTCCGCCGCGCAATACTTTGCGGTGGATTTGAGCAGAAACGTCATTGATGGTTTCGAGAAGAGTCTCGTACCATTCGCTGACAGTACCAGTGAAGTCGGCTGCAGGATCAGACAAAGTTGTTCCGTTCACGCGATCCACGAATTTACCAGGACGACGGCTCCAGTAGTAAGTACCGGCAGTTGCGCCCTTAACCAAGTCGTTCAAGATTTCTTGGTCAATTTCCAAAGCGATTTGCTCGGAGAGAATGCTTGTCAACTCAACTTCAGCGTCGAGGTTGTGATAAGCGTTCAAGTCCTGACCCAATTCAGGGCTCCACTTTGCTTTCAATTTTTTGGTCACTGCTGTAACAGCAATGCTGTCAACTTTGATGTCGATTTCAGGAATCACGTCACGTGCGAGTCCGTCGAAGTCGTCACCAGTGCCAGCACCTTCAAGACCCCATGGGTCAGCACCAGCAACAGCACCCAATGCAAGACCACTTGTAGTGAACTGATCTTTCACAGGGTAAACAAGAGTCTTGGTTTGGCCTGCTGCAACAGTCAAAGCGCCGTCAGGAGCAACAAACGTAAGAGTCAAGGTTCCACCGTCGCGAGTGGTCAAACGACGAACCAATTTGTCGTCACCAGCCAAGTCGGTGCAGGTAACTGCAATCAAGTCTTCCAAGTTCATGTACTGAGTAACTGCCAAGCCCAAAGCTGCAGTCAATTGGATGATTTGAGCATCGCCGTCAGCCAAGATGTCGGCGTCGTAACGAATTGCTTTCTTGTGCTCTTCGCTCAAGTCGGAAACCAAAGAAGCGGTCAAGCTAGTAGCGCCCAAAGTAGGACCACTAGAACCAGTTGGGGAGCTGTAGCCACTGTTCAAGTTGTACATACCACCACCGGACTCTTCGAGGTCGGTAACACCAGTTGCGATGTCTTTACCAGTTACGCCACCACCGTATACGGATTGAGGAGCACTGTCTGCACCTGCGCGGCCACTGTTGTTAGTTGTGAAGTCCAAGAAGAAGATCAAGCCGGAAGGCAAGCTCATAGGTTGGACGGAAACCAATTCGTTAGCAATCAAGCCACCGAATACACGACGAACGATAGGGAATGCAACAGCTGCAAAACCTTCGACATCGCCACCGGCCATGGAGGATGCTTCACGAAGAAGTTCTTTTGCTTGGTTTTCGAGCAAGCGGCTCATTTGATTTTTATCACGGTCATTGCTGAGACCTTCCAAGAGACCAGTCTGTTCCCACTTATTGAGGATAGCTGCGCCTTCTTTGGAGAGATCACGATCAACAATACCTTCAGTTAATTTTTCTAATACTGACATTGTAATGTCTCCTTGTTATTGTAGTTAGTTTTTAATCCCCGCCAGAAGTTTCCAACGGTTTTCTTGGGGATTATTAATTTTAGTTTCTTTGCGTCGAGGCATTTTGATCGACGTCTTGTTGCTAACTACTTCGCTCAGGGATTCAGGTCGTCCTGCTTGCCTCTTGGTGGACACCACTGTGCTTTGAAGTGTATCAAACACAGTCTTCGCATGCTCAACTGACTTTGCTTCTTGAAGTGCCTCGACAGCAATTTGTCTCTGTCGCTCATTCAGGGAGTCGGTCTTTAATACTTCATTGATGTAAAGCAGTTTAGCGTTCTGAAGACTTAGTTCTTCTAACGTCGTTGTGAGCTTCTGGATTGATTCCTTCTGCTCGTTCATTCCAGACACCAACTTTGTGTTGTCTGCTTTGAAATTATCATTTTGC